GTCAACCGAATTGAATACTTCTAAAATCTCGTCTACCCGATCCTCGTCAGATAGCATCTCAATGAACTCTTGAGCACTCTGCGCCATTGTCGGTTCAAGCTCTGGGAGTGACTCTAGTAGCTGATCTAAATCATACCGCTTTAGAACTGGACGCTTCTTTTCTTCCCATCCAGTATATGTCACCATAATGCCCTTCTCAGCACCATAGGAGGCGGCAAGCTCCATCTCGCGATAGAAATTTTTAATGCCACCATCACGCATATAGCGTAAAAATGATGAAACCTCGCCGCTGCGTTCAACGTCCGAGGCTTCTCTTGGATACGCCATGATCTTAGATCGGCGCAAGGCATTCATACACATCGCAACATGATTCTGAATAGCCTTGTCTATAGTATAGACTTCCGTATCGGATGAGCCTTTATATGGAAATGCAGTGCCAGAAGACTTTTTTAAGTTATCTGTCTTTCCAGGCCATCGGTTTCTGCGAAGATCACGATTCTTTGCAGTCTTCTGTCGATATGCAGTTAAATCAGTATTGTCATTATTGTATACGTCTAAAAACTTTGAGTAGTCAAAGGAATCCTCTTCAAAATAAATCTCGGGTTGGTCCCTCTTTCCTTTGTTATTAGTCATTATTCTTAGAGTGTATCACGTCGCGTGACAGGCGCTCTCTAATCCTTTGCAGCATCTTTCGTTTGAGTTCGCTAGATAATCCAATTAAATCATTGAGTTCATCCCAGCTTAAACTTGCTGGAGGCACATGCATCTTGTTTTCTTCAAACATTCTAACTATTGCCCATAATTCAGTAGCTTGACTTATTGCATGTGAACTAATTTCTTCGTGTTTCGTGTCCATAGATATTTAAAGTTTGCGTTTTGACTAATTCTTTCTACTTGTAAAATAGTTCCAATTTTGTTTAAACGTGCTTTATCTTTAGCCGGAATCATTACAGCACACTTCATCTTTCGTTCTAAGTCTTTAGCGTAAAGATGTCTAGGGTTTGGGCATTGCTGCTTAATTACCTGTACCCGGACAATGTCTGGTTTTCCATCTTCAATCAAATTCATTTCTCGCTTTAGGAAGTTGCAAATTTTCTGCAATCCAGTTTTCAGAATTTTTTTACCATCTTTAGAAAGGTCAGATTTGTCGCAACATTCGTTACGGATTCGACCAATGAGCATAGCGGTCATATTTAAGTATAAGCCGATTTCCTTGCATGTGTATTCTTTCTTGTCTTCGATTTCCATAATTTTAATCCTGTGATTTTATGTAGGTTTCTCTGCCGCATTCGCATTCAAAGCGAATTTTACAGCCGATTTTCATGAATTGACCATTATCAACATCGTCGCCACTTTCTATTACCCCCGTAAATCCGCACTTGCACTTGACTTCTTTCCCTACCCACCATTTATCCGTTAATCTTGATTTGCTTAGTATTTTCATAATATTATTTCTTGAATAGTTGAATTTTCTACCCAGTATGTTCCTTCTCTCATAATTAGTATCCCATGTTGTCTCGTTTAAATCCTACCGAACCATGTGCCACAAAGCTTATCCCGTAGCCCTCTTCGTGCGTTGCTGCGTATCGCTGAAGATCAATGAAGTCCTTCAATGCTTCGTCCTTCTTCCCATTTTGGCAGTAGTTCATGTCGCTGAAGATTGAATTCCCGCAGTCTTTTGATATTCTAAATGTTGGAGAGTTCGTGAACTTGTCGAAGGGTTGCTTGTTATCATACGAGAACCATTCTTGAATCTTAGGGATGCCAACGTCTTCAGTAGCTCCAAAACTCGGAACAGTATTTATCCCCATATCGAACAGCTCGTCTTGTAATGTGCGCTCTCCGTCATCCACAGTCTGTTTCGGACTGTGAGCAAATCTAATGTCAATGATGCGTTCATAGATGGGAATGCGATGCTCAACCTTAGTCCACTCAATCTTTAGAGCAGATAGTGACATTCCTCCACAATCTTCTGCCGCTACACCCTTCTTCCATGTTACAGAGTCATCAGAACGAACGGTCGCCTTGCCTTCTACTGCCCACTCCCCATAAGTGTTACGATCAGGCCACTCTGCCCACTGCCGAACATCTCCGTTTTGATTAACGCCAAACCACGCGCACGCCCATGACTTCTTTCCCGCAGGATCAATCACTTGATAGTTTGTCCAAGTTCCGTCAGCGAAATCGTAATTCTCCTCTTCTGGATCATAAATATGAGCCACTTGGTCGAATGTATTGAACATTGCAGTGAGTGACTTGGTAGGATAGCCGTAGAGAACCTTTTTGATTTCCTCCACAGAAGCATTGGCATGATTTCGAGCTAGACGCTTCCAGTTAGAGAATGGGTTGCGCTCTGAATGGTAGTAGACAATTGCCATGTTATCACGTCCTGAAGGCTCTTGAACGTAAGGCATGAGTTCTCCATCTAGCAATGACGCAGGGAGCGCCTCGACGGTCTTAGCACCGTCCAACATGCTTCCTACGGTGGGAGTGTAGCCACGGAGTGGAGTGAAGGTGACGAGAATCTTAGCATCGAAGTCACCGCAACGACTACGGAGGCGTTTGAGCAATGTTTCATCTCCAAGATACTCATCGCACCATGTTCCGATGTTAATGAACTTACAGTCTCGGATTGGAGCACCTAACTTAGCACCCTCAATTACGGAGTCATCGTTCTGGAACTGTGTGTAGAATTTGAAATAGCAGACAGAGCCATTGGGGAGAATGAACTTGTTGCCAGTGAATCCAGTGGCCTTTGAATAGTTGATCTTCGCTACATCGTCCTTCTGCTTCTTCTTAAACTCTTGGGGCATCATTTCCCATAGATAAGGCTGCTGGCGCTCTACAGATGCATCTTCGTTCTGCGCCCAACAGATAATTTCAGTGTTCGGGTTCTCTAATAGGGCTTGCATGACCATCCACGCTGCGCTACGACTCGTGCCACTACGATTGCCACCTAGCACCCATACTTCATCTATAACGTCCTTCCATAGCATCTCACGCACCTTGAATTGTTGTGGGAGCACAAAGCTATGGTAGACGGGATCAATGATAGAAGCCTCAATGCGGTCATTGTGAAGCTGAATGCTTTGAAGGTAAGCTTCAGTGTCATTTTCGATCATCCAAAGTTGCTCCTCATCAGATGGAGGCTTAAGTATTGGATGTTCTTTGTATTCCAGTTCCATCTATACTTCCATAACCCCGTCTATAGCTTCTACTTGAGCTTGCTTTGCTTGTTTAGCTTTGATTTTATCACGAAGCTTTTTAGCCTTATCTTCGTAATCTTCCTGACTTACTACGTGTTGAACTACGTGTTTCTGCACATTCTTGCTCGTCAGTTTACTATGAATATCGTTAAACGCTTGCATAGTCTTTGCTTGTTTAAATAGCTCATTGCCATCGATAGTTATATTACCTTCTTCGACCGATTTTGAGTAATCTTCTTGCGATTTTTTAAACGTATCTATTCCCAAGAATTGAATACACGCAATTTCAGAGGCCCACTGATTACGAATTATCTGTGATTCTGGATCTTCAAATATTTCTTTTTGAATGTCGTAATATACGTTTTTAGTGCAAATTTTATCTTTTTCATAAAACTGGTAAGCCGAACTTGGCTTTTCCATTACATGCAAAGCAACCTTACACCACAAAACAGGATCACGATGGCACCATGCTTTAGCGCCCCCGGCATTATCTTGAGCCTTCTTTAAGGCTTTCAGTATATAGTTTTTAGTTTCTATTTGTAGTTCTTCTGACATACCTGTACATGTTTTAGTACATATTTATGTCCAACTGCTAGATAACTACAAAAGCATTGTCAAGCTTATATTGAAATGTGTTAATAAGCGCATTTATTGATTTTTCCTATTGACTTTTTTTATTTCATATTAAACCATTGTTACTAAACAATGGGAATGTATACAAACTTCGCGCTGAAATTCAGCATAGACAAGAGCCATCAAGACTATGATCATATACTGTCAGTTCTGGCACACATAGCGGGGATTGACTATAGAGAGCCAGCAGCGATACCAGATCATTCATTCTTCAGCACCTTGAGGTGGGATATTATGGCTAGGAGCGGCAGAAGCTTCATAAATAACCAAGACGACATGAGCTGGGTTAACATAATGCTTATTGGTGAGTTCAAGAACTATGACGGGGAAATTGACTTATTTATCGACTGGATTTCCCCATACCTATGTAACAGCCTAGTTGGTTACTCTAACCATGGGGATTCAAAATTCACAGTCCCATACTTTGTAGAATCCGCAGAATAAAGAGAAGTAACTATGAAGACCGAGGAAATTATATGTGCTGTGGTGTTTTTATTCATAATACCACTCATCCCCACGCTAATGGTATTAGTGCGACTATTACTGTAACGTAGAGAGTA